TTCTCTGGTTTATTTAAATCAAATTGATCAAAGTATCCCATGTCTTCTAAGTCTTTACCTGTAATCATTTCTTTTCCTTTACTTCTATTTCAATCATTTCAACATCATCTATATCGTAGATGGTATCTGATACAACTTGTTCAAGTCCTATAGCAGCACCATTCTTATCTGAGGCTATAAAGTTAGCGTCAGGATCTAGCTTTAATAGCATTGTTATTTCAAACAACACAGGAACCTCCAAGTTATAATAATATATTTAATTCCGTCAAGATTATTCTTCAAGCCAATCATCAGGAATTAACTTATCAGCATATTTAAATCCATGACGTTTACACCAGTCAGCATAACAAGACTTAGCACCCTTGTACAACTTGATCCTACTGTTCTGAAATACAAACCTCAAGTCTAACTTAGGATATTGTTTTCGTATCTCTACATGTTTGCGTCTGTCGGTAGATACAAAACGTCCTTTGGTTTCTATAACAATACCATTCTCTAGAATAAAGTCAGGTGTGTAGTGTCGAGTCCTAACATCTAACCACTCTATACGTTCTTTCTCGTAGGTAAAGTTGATACCTTTTTCTTTTAGATACTTGGCAGTATCATCCTCAAAACCAGAACGATACCCTGCCTTGAGTGCTGCTGCACTAAATCTTTTCTTGTTCTTTTTCATGTATCTCAAAGTGACAGTTAGAACAAACTAAAACACAGTTACGTATTTCTTCTTTTAAAGACTTACGAGAGTATCCAAACATATTACTTATTCCATTAACCTTGGGGCCAATATGATGAAAGTGTAAACCCATCAAAGATTTTTTGTAGCCGCACACAGAACATCCATAAATTCTTTTAACTCTTTTAACAAATTGTCTGTTTGAATCAGAGTTTCTTTTCTTTTGACTAGCCTTGTCAGCTAATTGTTTTCTCCAAGACTCTTTACTAGACCAGTGTTCATAAACCCTGGACTCTTCTCCAGTATCTTTATTTATCCGCACATAATAGTGTTTAAAAACAAAACCATCTTCTCTTACATCTCTTTGTCTAAAAGGTAAGTTAAGAGACTCTACTTCAGAAAGCCTAAGAACTCTCATAGTTCTGTTACGTTTCTTGTAGGACATAAAGTTTATTATAACCACTCAGGTTTTTCAATAACAGTGTAGTCACCCCAACCTGTACTGTAATCAGAATCCTTTTCTGCTTTTGCAATAACAGCTAAAGTTTTATGTAGTTGCTTCATACCCCAGTGCATAACTTCTGGACTCATCACATGTACGTGTGAAAGAAATGGTGCAGTTTTTTCACAGGCAATAAAAGAAAAATTATCTACATCATAACCTGCAAGTTTACATGTGTAAACATAATGAGCACCTTGTAAAAGGTATCCATACTTCAAGCACTCTTTTAAGAAACCTTTTGGACTAGCATCTTGTGTTGTCTTTACATCGTAGACTGTACCTTCTTTTTCTATCAGCAAGTCTGGTCTAGTTTTTAAAGTTAATCCTGAGATAGGATCTTCTGCAAAGATACTGATCTCGTTTAATCTATCAGGGTGATTTAAGTACGATGCACATAAAGGATTGTTTAGAGCACCCCTGGTTATACAGTTGGCTACGTTAAACTCTACCTCAGTGAGCAGGATCTGATCCTCCCCAAGGTTGGCTTGCATCTCTTTAAATATTGCACTGGATTTAGTCTTTGGTCCTTTGACTACCAGGTTACGTTCTTTCTCTAACAAGTTGGCATGTACTGCACTACCCATAGCAAAGGCTGCATTATTAGAGTTACGCTTCTCACCCTTCCAATGTGCTAGTGATTTCTTATATACAGCTTTAACTGCACTGGAAGATATACCATCTCTAGAGTGATACTCTTCGTTAGACATATCTGTTATGATTTCTTTTTTGTAGTCCATGTATCTCTCTCTATTATAAAGTAGCCCCCACCTAAAAATGAACAAAAAAGATGGGGGCTGATTCTTCTAGGGTAAAAGGAACAAAACCTAGAAGGGTACTGAGTCCTGTGGTTCCTGGGAGGAGGAAGACTTACCACCAGAACTCTTGGAATGATCCTGAAACATTGAAGAAGGGGTTTGAGAGGAACCACCTTCAGATTCGTAGACCACATGATCAAGGACTTGAAGCCCCATGAGTCGTGTACCTACAAGACCTTTCTTTGTACGATACACCTCAACCTTTACGATGCCTTTACTTCCGTTACCGATAAGACCTTTATCCTCTAGATCCCAAGCCTTACCTGCAATGTCAGCTACGACAGGTTCACCACCCATCCAATCTTCAGCACCAGTATGAGGACGAGATACAGTGAGCCTATGCCCATCATCTACTTCCTCTATTTTCTTTTGACATCCTGCTTTCTTTAAAGCATCTGCTGTCTTCTTATCAGTGGTTACTGTAACCTTATACTCTCCGTTAGTATCCACGTTCCATTCGGCTTGATCTCTATTGGACTCAAATACTTTTGCCCATTCGATTGTACCCTTAATATCTATTTGTGTTGATGGCATACTGCCCTCCTTTTCTTTTACTGTTGTTACATCTAATATTTTTTACTTTAGTTGTCAATGGGTCTCAGCCCAATTTTTTCCTATGTCATATGATCCAGGTGTAGGTATTTTAAAACCTAGTTCTTCCCCAGTTTCTAACATGCAGTCTGCTTGTATTTGTCCTAACCTTTTAGCTTCCTCCTCTGTCCCTGTTACTTCTACTTGGTATTCATCATGGATGAACCCAACCATTTTAAACCTTATCCCTTCCTGTCTAGCTTTGTCGTGCCACTTGAGTAGACTGTGCTTCATCAAGCAAGCCTCACCATTTTGTAGTATACCTGCCAGTGTTTTGTGTGCGTTGGGTACTGGAACTCTACGTCCATCATACCCAGTAAAGTATCCCTGCTCTGCTATGTAAGGCACGAGTTGGTTCTTTAGATTATATAAACCATCAATACTCATCTCGAAACGAGTACGTGCCTCCTGTGCTTCCTTCATGTTGACCTTAAGTATCTGACCAGTCTTTGCTACACCTGCACCCAATAACCAAGCATAAATAAAAGTCTTAGCCATATCCCTCGTACCATTTGGTACGTCCAAAGCTTTCTTGTTGACGTTGTGTATGTCTGTCTCGTCTTCTTTCTTTCCCTTCATGATGGCTTGTGCATACTGATCAGCATCAAAGTGTCTCCAGAGATAGTCAGCTAACACACGTAACTGAATACCGTCTGCGTCTGTACCAACCAACCAAGAGTCAGAAGGAACTGTCCAACAAGAACGTAGATGCACATCAAATTGTTTCTTTACTTCATCAACTGCTGACTTAGGTTGACCATGAAACGGAGAGGATATGTTAGCAGTGTTAGGATCTTTGTGAGCACATCGTCCAGTCCATGCCCCGATGTTGTTTATCCTACCATGAATCCTTAAATCGTCACCACACTGCCCTAGCCACTCCACCAGTGAGCTTCTACGTCCTTCGAGTGTCAACCACTGGGCTAGAGCTTTCGCTCCTGTGGGTGCTGTCTCAGGAAGTGTACTAAGATTTGCCTCTGATACAGTGAAACCGTACCTGTCTAAGTCTTTCTTCTTTTGATTGTAGAAATCCTTGTCCATAGAGGCTACTGACTTACCATATGGATCACCTATTCTCTTTCGAGAGAAGTTAATAGCAGTCTTGGTTTTATCTACTGGCTTCCATCCTGCATCCCAGAGAACATCTATCCTGTCCTTTGAAGATCCTGGATTAAACTCTATCCAGTCGAGACACACTAAGTCATCACCCTCTATGTTTGTAATGGCATACTTTTCTTTAGCCCTAACAACTGTAGCCATCTCATCACCATCCTTCTTGAGTCGATACTTAACACGATTGACCTCAGTAAGTTTGGGTGGGAAGTCTACCTGGAACTGCTCCTCTAGTGTACTCATCTTTGTCTTGACTGAGTTGAGAAGAAACTCTGCCTTTGGTTTATCAAAGAAGAAACCGTAGTACTGTGTGCGAACCAACTCTATTTGAACATCATGCTCAGTCCTTAAAGACTTACGCCAATCAGGACTCCAAATAATATTGTTGAAGTGATCATACAAAGATTCTGTAACCTCGATGTCTTGATACCAGTAGTCAACCATTTCGATACTGAACTTATCGAACTCATGAAAATCTCCTTTATGTTTGTTGAGCCTTATACCCCAAGCCTGTAGACTGTGAGGAAACTTAGCACCCTTTGGTGTTTCTATGTCGTAGTTTACTAACCTACTAATAAGTAAAGTATCTACAATCTTTCTTGGATCTATCAGTCTGGGTTTAAGTAGTTTGTTTAACATGGGTGCATCGAACTGTACAAAGTTGTGACCAACTATTAGATCTGCTGACTCGTACCACTTGATAGCCTCACGTCTAGCAACCTCATCCTCGTGACAGTTATCAAACCTTACTATCTCACCAGTAGTAATATCTTTACCACCACAGATCCAGAGTTTATCACTGTCAGTAAGACCGTTTGTTTCTATGTCGCTGATGACAATCTTCATACGTTGAATACTACCTCTTCAAGAACAGTTGTCTCAGGATCGTAGAAGACTGAACCTGCATTCCCTAGCTTGGCAAAGGGTCTGTTCTTATCAACAATAAAGTGAGTTGTATTTCTCTCAACATCATCCTCTGATTCAGTATCTCTGTTAAGTTTTATACAGACGATAGCTTCTTCTTCCAGAGAGGCTGCATACTTGGTGCGTCCATCATCGTTGACCTGTGATATAAATACCACACCTATGTTTAATTCTTTGGCAAGCTGCGCCATTCGTGAACCAAGGGTTGTCAACGTACTGGTAGCCGCATCAACACCAGAGTTAGATAGGTAGGCTAGACGCTGAACGTGATCTATAAAGATGTACTCTGCACCATAGACTGTGGCTGCAAGCCTAACATAGTCCAGGAGTTGCATTGGATCATCATGACTACGCATCTCAAAGATAACTGTGTTCTCACCACCTGCCATCTTCTGTGCTGCTTTAATTACTTGATCCTCACTGAACCCTGTAGAGACTGCATCCTCTTTGGTTCTGACATTCCATCCTAGTTCGTAGGTTGCCATAGCCCTATAGGTTGTAGACTTCATCTCTTCCATGTGCAGTAGAGCAAGACGTGTGTTCTGTTTGAGTAGTCCTACCTCAAAGTATCTGACTAGCTCAGTCTTACCCTGACCTCTGAGTGCTTTGATAAATGTAAGTCCACCCTTCACCAGTCCTCTGATCTTATCATCAATACCAGTGTGTCCTGTAGGTACATACTCGTAAGGGTTTTCTGTGGTGATAGCTTTCTCTACCTCCAGGTCTCCAACAAAGAAGTTGTCTGGTGCAAATCTCTGTGGCTTGAGTGCTGCCCACTTTAGATCTGACTCATCACCCTCCATGAGAAACTCGTTAGCATCCTTGTGCTTGGACATAGGTACGTAGTAAAACTTCTCAGGCATAATGCTGTAAAGTTTCTGTGCTGCACCCTGACCTGCGGTGTCTAGTTCACCTGCGTAGACCACCATCTCAAAAGCGTTGAGGTAGTCAAAGTTATCCTTGATAAACTTATCTGATAGGGCTGCACTTGGTAGTGACTTTACAGGATAAGATTTACCCAACACCTGATACAGACTAGCCGCATCAAACTCACCCTCAGTAATGTATATACGCTTACTAGATCCTGCGTTAAAGTCAGGACCAAATAGTTCTGTCAGAGATCCACGTTCCTTTGTCCAGAACTTCTTCTCGTGGTAGCCACGATACTTTACGTTATCTTTGTACTTGAAAGCATAGCGTACAGGATCACCACCCTCACCTATTTGTAACTGAATGTTGTAGAGTTTAGCTACGTCCTCATCTAGTCCACGAATACCTTCATGCCTACCCGAAATAATCTTTACGTTTCGTAAGTCTACCTTGGGTGGAGGTGGTGGATAAGTTGACTCTGCCCAGTCAAACTTTTTTGCTGAGTTTGGATACCCTTTATTACAAGAGTGACACTTACCTACTTTAGTTACTAGATTGTAGCTGAAAGCATCTGAACTTGCACAGTCCTCGAAAGGACATGGTTGATGTGTAATCTCATTGTTGCTGTTCACTGCTGCTGTCATTTTGTTGTTCCTTTTCTTTTGCTCTTTGACGTTCTTCCTTGGTCATTGGTCTTATCTCTTTCGAGATTCCCTTCCTCCTGTCAATGTACCACTCTTTAGGTTCGTTCATATCTTTACCACATCGGATTCATTAGGTCAAATCTTTCGTACCAGTCAGCCCCTTCCAAGGCTAACCACATCAGTACAGGCACACCCAGTATGAGAAACATACAGGTAACAAAAGCCCATCCCAATCCTTTTGTTGTACAGTAATGTTCACTCGTATTACTAATGCAGTTTTTTGTCATCATCTTCTTCCCTTGGATAGTATACTAAAACATATGAATCACATTCAGGACAACTAAGATTAGTCACTATACTGTATTCCCCAAAGAGATATGTTTCATCCTCTTCAATGTCGTGATCACCACCCCAAATTAACTTGGTATCACAGTGCCAACAGTTCATGCATAATCCTTCCTGGCTTTAGGAGGAAAGCTATCTCTGTTCCATCCTTTGTTTACTTGTTCAGTTGCCCAGGCATAGGTGATCTTCCAATACCTTGCTGCCTCTGCCATGTTGCTGAAGTCTTTACCATAGAGTCTACACTTTCTACCCTTCTGTTTAAAGGTAGGCTCGTACCTGATACGGACATGGGTAGGTACTTCTTTTGGCTGCATTACTTTTCTCCTATGTTCTTTGGTGCGTACACTGCACCGTTGTATTGGCTACCAGTCTCAGTGTCTGCACCAAAGTTACACCACGCTAGGATAATCAGGATCGTCATGATCCAGTAGAATGAAACCTTCACCCACTTGATAAATCCCTCGAATGTTTTCTTTGCTTCTACCTCTGCTGATTCACTTGGTGTCATTGTTGTACCTCTACTTCTAGACAAGCCACTGTCTCTGACTTGTGCGTTACCATCTTAGCTGCTTTGCTTAGTTGTATCTGACACTCTTCAAGTGTGGCGTAGTTACCTAACTGGTAGTGCTCGACTGTCTGTGTGCTGAACAGTTGCATCCATACTAATACATACATCATTTTTCTATCTCCTTTTTAAAACATTGGATACCAGAGTTCTCCTCTGTCTCTATATCCTTTTACTTCGTTCAACAAAATCTTTAGCTTGTCTGCTTTGTACTGCTCACCATCCCACTCAAGATCATCAATATCTTTCTGTAAATCTTTGAGATAGGATTCAACAGCAACTACCTTTTCATCCTCATATTTTAAATGTCTCATTAGTGATAAGTCCTTATTTCTTTTTTTGCTACCCAATTTCTAAACTGTTCTGGAGTGATACCTTTCTCGTGCATGAACCACTGCATATCTAGTATAACTTCCAACA